GCCCATATTCATTAATTCTAATAATAATTTTTGTTTTTCATTCTCTGGTGTTTATAAATAATCATCCAAATTAATGGCACTATTTATTTTTTCTTTTTTTGTTGTTATTAATCTTGGAAATTCATATCTTTCTATTCTTAATTTCATTTGGAATATTTTTTCAATTGTTATTGGTAATATTAAAATAACATTTTCCTCGTCTATTATTATTTTATCATATTTGTCTTTTAGTTTATCATAATTTGGATGAGTTGGTGAGATTACGTAATGATAAAACATTTCCATTCTTTCTGTTTCCTTGTTTATTTTAAAATGATGTGTTGTTGTTGTTATCTCATTTTCTTTAATGTAAGAATTTTTTAATAAGTAATATAATTCATAAACAAGTAAATTCATACTATTGTTGTCTTTTTCCACTAATAAGTTATTTATAATTGTGTCTATTGAAAACCATAGTTTTTCGGTTGTTAGCAAAATTTTGTCTGGTAGTTTTCTATAGTATTTATCTTTTAAATAATAACAATAAAGTGGTGTCAGGTTTTTCATCTTATCCAACATACCACTTAATTTTGTTTTATGAATCACTGTTTTTGGTTCAACAAGTTTTATTTTTGAAAAATCTATTCCAGTTGTAACATCAAAATAATAATCATCATTTTTCATCATGTCATCAATTGTGTCATCATTTAACTCATATTCATTTACTTCTTCATATGGGGTTAATAATTCTTCACTCTGATTAATAATATTGTTAATGTCATGTTCATTTAGAAAGCTATTTATATCCATTGCATCAAAATTTATAAACAAATCTTCTCCTTCTTCTATATCATGACCAAACTCGCTAAAAAAATCATCATCTTTTGCATTATTTGGTTGGCTTACCTCATTTTCCATTGGAATGAAAGAAGATAGAAAATCAAAGCTACCAAGGAGATTTAAATTATCGTTCTTTTCTTTTTCTTGTTGTTTTATTCTTTCATTGTATTCATCTGTCATGTTATATATTGGTAAATCACCATATTTAATATCCATTTTATATGGTATTTTTGGGATATAATCCGATATTATCTCTAGGAATTTTTTATGATTTAATTCTGATGTTTTCCATTTATTTGCTTTTATTATCATCCCCTTAAACAACCTCTGAACCAATTTACCACCTATAATGTCACTCAAATAAACACCGTCTATACAGTGATCATTTTTTAATTTAACGCAATCATATTGTTTACATTCCCAAAATGGTAAAGTAAATAATTTCATTTTACCTAGTGAAACAATTAAATAATCATCTGAGACATTTGGTATATATTTCATGTTAACTTTAAAAGTTTTTTGAGTAATTGGCATATAACCAAAAGTTTTAATAATTGGGTAATACAAGTCATCATTTTTAATCCTATCATATTTAATCCAATCATCATGTAGAATATATTGTAAAATCTTTTTTTTCTTGTTAATTGTTAGTTTATTAGGTAACTCTTTTCCTTTAAATCTGTATTTCATCAGGGTATTATCATATCTTTGTAATTCAAATTCTTTTTGAGAAATATTCCCGGACAATCTTAAGGCAACCAAATATGCGGCATTGTTAATATGTTTGTTTTTTGTTAAAGTTAGCATAATGGGATACTTATTATCTTGTTGAAAAAAATAAAATTTCTGGTTTAAATAATTAAAGGCACATTGGGTTTCTCCAACATATTTTCCACTGTAGTAATCAGCTTTCTTGTAATATTTATAACCATAAGTATATATTGAATTTGTTAGTTCAATTAATAACTCAGCATCATTTAACAATACTTTTTGCAAAAACCCTGCCATTTTTAGTTCATTTAAATTAATATTTAAACTTTCCTTGCTTTCTTTGTTGAATTTCCTTAATAAATCAGCATAATTTAAATATTCATTTTTCTCAGGATTTATAATAAACTCCATATCATTTACAATTTTCATAATCTCGTCATTATCATATTTTCTATTTATTTTTAAATATGAGTATAGCAGAACTAGTGTTTCCAAACCTTGTGATAATAAATTTTTTGTTGCCTTTTTATCTTTATAAAAAAAAGTCTTTGATGTGTAAGGGTTGGTTATCTTTGAAACCCCAGCAGTGGTAATATAACAACTATTATCTATATAAATGCCATTTTCTAAGAAAACATGAAGGAATTCCTCAAGTGCATTTATGGTATTACCATAACCAAGCATTACAATAGGTTTTTGTTGACACATCATTAGTTGGTTAAACAAAAATTGAACCTCCATAATCGATAATTGCTCCGGTTCTTTGTTTAGTAATTCCCTTTTCACTGTTTTTATATCCCTTTCCAAAGAGTCATCAGAAATGTAATCTCTTCCTTCTATTAAAAATGTTTTTTCTGAGAATAACTTTTGCATTATTACACTAACATTGTTCTCTAAGTGAAACCATGATAATTTATGAGGTGTTTTATTAGCACTAAGTTTTAATTTTTCATATAAGACTTCTGAAAACACAATATTAACGGTGTCTAGATAAGAGTAAACAGCTGAGACATTTGCGTCACATTTGACAAGAATTTGGTAAATTTCAGACTCATTTACTTCTTGTTCTTTAATTTTTTGCAACTCTTGTAATATTTTATTATGAGCTTCTCTCATTGTATAAAGTTTTAATTTCAACTCATTGTCTTTTAGTTGGTTTTCTTTTGTTAATAATTCATCGTCCAATGACATAGCTAATGTTTTACCCTTAACATACCTAGAGATTCTCAGTGTCATTTTTGTCCTTGAAACAGCTGTATAAGCCTCTGAAAATAATCTATTATAAAACATTGCTTTCATCCATGGTATTAAGAATTCTGGTTTTATTGGTTTTATAAATCGAAAAACAATATTTTCCTTCCAATAGTTTATTAAAGTTTCTGTGTCGAAACCAAGCTTTTTTCTAATAAATTTTATTTGATTATTTTCCATGTCGTATAAATACCTAGGTGTGTAAAAACATTTATTAAATTCTGGTTGTGTTTCAATTTGTTCATCTAATTCTGTAGGGATAACTTTATTCAATACATACAACCCGTTTATAAATTTTTTAATTTTATCTTCACCGTATTTGTATAATCTATAATTGTTTATATTACCCTTACATAGGAGTGAGAATAAAGGATATTGATCAGGTATACCATACATTTCAATTGGGTATTCAAACATTTCTGATGGTTTGTCATAAAAATGATTTGTCATCTTCGGTAATAAGGAATAGGCCTCAGCTAAACAATAACTATGTATCTTACCATATATATATGAAAATGACATGTTACAGCCAACTCTAACACACTCCCCAACCCTTGACATAACAGCTTCAACATCTGTTTGGTAACCAAGACAAGGTAAATTTAGGTTTATTTCTTTTGATTTTTTTATTTGAGGATATAGCATTTCGCCATTAAAAGACATTAATGATACGAATTCTAAAAATAATGTCTGACAACTTGTTTTCCTCTCACTATCATTGAATCCATGTAACCTCATCATCATTTTGTAGAAACATCTAAACTTAACAAATTCTTCCTCTTTCTTATACAGAATAATCATAACATAATCATCAGAATGTTCCATGTGAAACATTTTCAAGTCAGAGTCTGGATACATTTTTTGCCATAGATAGAAGGTATAATTTGAACAACAGACACTTTTGAAGGAAGAGGCATAATTAAACATTCCTTGTAAAAAATTATGAGTACTTTTAATTCCTTTTTGTTTTTTCTGAATTAGACTTGTTAAATATTCTGTTTCTTTCACAATAGGATGAACCTTATTATAAATTGAGATTGGTATATTAATTATCTTATCGGCCCATGCTGAGAATGTTAGATCAATTAAATCACAAAACTTATCACTAAATTTACCTCTTAATGATGATGACATTGCCAAAAAACTACCCATCGTCTCAGCGGCACTCCATTTAGTACAATCACCGTTAACATACATTATTTTATACTCACCAGTTTTTGCTAGTTGAATAGCATCATCTAACATTCTTTGAATAGAGATTAATTTATTATCACCTGGAACTGAAATTGCTTCTTCTGGTGTTATTTTTGATAAATATTCAAATGTTTTTTCAACTTGTCTTGCTAATAATTTGGCACCAAGGTTAACAACATAGAATTCTCTTTTTGCTCCATACTGACTTTTAATGCAAATATCAGCCTCAACGTGTGCTTTTTGTTCATTAAAGATTTCCATTGAAAGTGAATTTACTGTTTCACAATGTGGAAATCTTTCTAGTGTTTCTATAATTGTTTCCCAAACTTTTTGTCTAGTTTTTGTTTTATAAAATTTTGATTTAGAATTAAGCTTATATTTTTTAATATTACTCATTATTTGTTCTGTCACAACCTCTTTTTCATCTTTATCTGTTATTTTAAAAGATTCAAATAAAGCTTCAATCCTTTTGGCATACTTTTTTTTATAATTATGACTACTAGGGGATTCTTCAATTTCTCTTTCAATGGAATGAACAACTGCTTTTGTGCTAACAACATTTGATATTGGCTCAATTAAAACATCATTTTCAATTTTACAATAGTTTGGTTTGATTATTGACAGTGTATGATTTGTTGATTTGTGTACAATAGGGTGTGAAAATCCAATGTAACCATCACTTAACAAATATTTTCTAATTTCAGAAGATGTATATAAATAGCCGTATTTATGTTTATCCTTTGTATTATTAAATTTATTTTGATAATCTAAAATAGTTCTTAAGGCATTTATTTGTTCATGAAATATGGAAGAGGGTTCCTTGATTGTATGAACATAGATAAAAGCTTCGTCTAATATTTCGTGTATGTTTCTGAGATTATAGTCACCCCACAAAGATGGCAAATCTATAAAACCACCCAAACTATTTCTTGTCCTACCAACAATATCGTATTCAATTGGTTTCCAAAAAATGGCATTTTCTTCTAGCATTGCACCTGTTATGACTTTTAGCCTTTTAAATAACCTATTAACAACCCAAACAGTTAAAGAATTTGTATAAGGTGGATTAAATTTTTCTGTTAGTAATTTGTAAATGTTGGTGTAAGATGAAAAACTTGACATTAGAGCAAATCTTGTATCTAATAAAAATTCAGCTAATTGTTGGTTTGTACAATTACCAATCAAAACTTTGAGAACATACTGATGATAAAAACGAATGAATCTTTCTCCAAGATTTTTCTCATTTGTTGTATAAGTGCAATAATTCAAACCACTTGCTAATGTGCTATAAAAAGAATCTCTTAGGAATGTTAATTTCATAATAGGCAATCGTCTCCACCCAGTTATTACAAGAAAAATATCATCTTTTATGTTAATTTTATGAACATTACCGTATATTTCCGTGTATAACTCTGGTGTTCTTGTTAAACACATACTTAAAAATGGTTTCCCTGATTCATCATTTACACTATGATACCCGCCAACTAGTATTGTTAAAAAGTTTGGATTTCCACAGTTAAATAAATGAAGTGTTTCTGGTTTTGTTGTTAATGATTGATAATGCATCATTTGAGAGTAGATAAGATGATTAAAATACGAAAAATGAAAAGCTTTTGAATTTGATAACTGACTATACCATGGTTCTATTTCTTTCCAGGCTATATCTTTTAAGGTTTTACAAAAGTTAGAATCACTCATACCAGTGTATGAAATGAAGTCTTTCATGTCTTGGAAAGTTTCTTTATAAAGATAATTATCATTGTCCTCTTTTAAATAATTAATAAAATTATCAATATGAACACTAGAATCAATCGGAACAGTTGTTTGTTTTTTGTACTCTTTTTTACCATATTTTTGAAAACAAACACCTGATTTTTTCCAACAGGTTGTGAATTGTTTTGGCATTTCTTTTTTAATAAATTTAATGGTTTTATTACTAGAAGAAAAAAAAGGCTTACTCTCCATCAAACCATTTTCAATCATAAAATCTCTATAATTCATTATATTACCTTTCTTTTTTCTATCCTTCCTCTTGCCATTTTCATCAAAATTATAAAATTCTTTTAAATATTCTTGGTATTTTTCATGACCTTCTTTATTGATGTTTTTTTTATCATGTTCAAAACTTGAAAAATTATCTAAAAAATCCTTGTTTCTTTCATTTTCTCTCATTTTTGTTGAGAGTTCTTTAATAAAATCATAATATAGATCATCATGATTAATCATATTATCATTAATAAATCTAAAAAAATTAAAAATCATTTTTTGTTCTGAATGTTCACCTTTTACAACATCTAGAATACCATTATCGGGATACAAAACTGGTATGGTTGGTCTAATTTTTATTTCAAACTCATTGTTTAACTCACTAATCATTTTATGAGCTGATTCATATTGATTGATGTCGTTTTTTTGATCAACATACTTATTGAAAAGTGGTCCTTTTGTGTCCAGATCGTTTTTAACATCATCTAAAAAACCATCAATATCATATTCAACATTTTCTGGTTTATAAGGATATTTTTCTTTTGTCACTCTTCTAATTTCATCAATATCACCATCAAAATCATTCACAAAGCCTTTAACTGGTACACCAGAATATTTTTTTGCTGCATGTTCTTTCAAAATGGCAGCATTTCCATGCCTATTTAATAAGTGTAATTTATCAGTGTATATTTTAGCAACATCAAAAAGTAACTGTTTATTTATTTTATATCTAATCATATGTTTAATTGGTTTTAAGGCATTATCCAAATTCATCTTGGTATCAAGAATTACAGGTGCAATCTTAACCTTTTTGTTCAAAAACTCAGACAATGCTAGTTTTAAAAATTTGTATTTATCTTTTTTCTTATAGTAACCTGTTTTACTGTTCCTGTTGTAACCAACATCAATTATATAAATAATGTTATCAAACTCATGTAAAATATCTGGTGTCAAACCACAAGTCTCATGATCAAAAGTTGGGTATATCTCGTCGATTCTTTTTTCATTTTCAAATTTACCAATAATTGCCTTTGAAATAACATAATGAAGTGTATCATGGCGTAAGTGTAAAAGAGAATCATAATAATGAATAACAGAACTAGGGTCATTGAAATCAATATAATCGGAACTATGAGACCACATGGCAATAATGGCATTCGGACTTTCATTTGTGATTTTAAATAGAGGTTCATCTTCAATTATCATTTTAGAATTAATGAATATGGG